CAATTATTTATAGGACATTTTGATGCCAGAGACATTAGATAACATAGACGTACTTGGAAACCCTGGAAGAACAGAGGTTTTGGGTGATGTTGACGTCATTGGAAATAATCGTAATGGAGAAATCTTAGGCGACATCGATGTAGTTGGTAATCCTGGTGGGCGAGGTCCACGAGATGGTGAGGCTCTTGAAGGCATCGATGTTATTGGTCAAATTCGAAAAAAATCGCAGCCAAAACATCTTAGATATCCAATGCAGCTCTCTAGTGCTGGATCTCCATTTAAAAATGTTGTTCGCTTTACTGTTTATCAGCAAGTGCGATCAAGTGGAGACGGTCCTGGAGCAACACCATTTTTACGAGAGGTTCCAGAACAATATCTTAATGGCGGTAGAACATTTCCTGTAAGTAAGGGTGGATTTGCATTAGGATTTTTAGGTAAAACAAGTTTATTGAACAACATTCCAGTTCCATTCACTGGAGTTCGAACCCCAAACATTGGCGCGTTATACGAAGATCTTATAGGAATTGGTTATTATGGTGCAGAATATTTCTTAGGCGCTGGAGAAGCAATCAATTATGGCAGAAGAACTTTAAAACTTGAGAGTACAATCACTCTCTATATGCCAGATACTGTTTTGAATCAAGATACTCATGACTATCAACCAATATCTGTAAATGCTGCCTCTGGTCGTGCTGGATTATATACTGCTGGAAATCCAACTACATTGGGTGGAACGGGCTCTCCTCTTGGTAGAACAGAAATGCTATTTGAGCTCGCTGGTCGAGCTGGTATATTTGGATCACGAGCGACTGAAGCTGCTTTGGCTGGATTGGGTTATGCATTAAATCCAATGTTAGAGATGACATTTGGTGGAAGTCAGCCAAGACGATTTAATTTCTCATTTAGATTTTCACCAAGAAATAGGCAAGAAGCTGAGGAAGTTTTAAAAATCATTAAGACATTCCGCTTCCATTCTTATTCAAGCAATGCTGGCGCACCAGATGATCCAACATCTATTAATAGTGGAACAAGATATTTGATTCCACCTGATCATTTCGAAATTCAATTTATGAGAGTTAGAAATAATCGACTAGAAGAAAATTTAGCAATGCCTAGAGTGACGACTTGCATGCTTGCATCGGTAAACACTAACTACGCTGCAATGCTTGATAGTTTTACAACTTTTAGAGATGGAACGCCAGTATCTATGAGTTTAGATTTGGAATTTGTTGAGAGTGCAGTTCTCACTCAAAACGATATTAAGAAGGGTTACTGATGTCGTACTTTTCAAAATTTCCTAGAGTTCTTTACTCTGTATATAAAGAAGGGAATAATGCAAAAGTTGTTCCAGATATACTTGCTCGAGTTAAGTTTATTGACTCAATCATTTCAAATCAAAGTTTATTTTTTAAATACGAAGTCAAAGGTGGAGAAACTCCAGAGCAAATTGCAAATAGAGTTTATGGTGATCCTGAAAAACATTGGATAATCTTACTCGTAAATCAATTAATTGATCCTCAATTTGACTGGGCTTTAGGTCCATTCGATTTCGAAAAACACATCAAACGAAAATATGGATCATTATCGATCAGTTTAGATACAACAGAAACATATCCATCATCTTATACTGTTGGCGAGGTTGTATATCAAGGATCAACTTATGATAAGTCAACTGCAGAGGGAGTTGTTACTGCATATAACTCTGGAACTAAAGTTTTAAATGTGAAGTTTCCATCTGAGATTTTTGCAAATAGCACAAACATAACAGGTGTTGCTTCTGCACAAACTCATACGATTATTGGTATCACAAATAATCTAGATGGATATCAATGGGCTTCGAATACCACAAGCCACTATCAAGTGACTGAAACAAGAACAAATACTGATGACCCAAGAAATCCAGAAATTAAAAAGTACAGAGTCACATCAAACACTTATAATTATGCGACTGATAGCATTATTGCTCTAAACACAAATACATCTTACTCTAACACATATAATGTCACAAGTTCAGTGAACGGAAGCAACGTGCAATATACAGTTGCGACGACTATTGCTCCAGTTTCATATTATGATTATGAGTTAGAATTAAATGAAGAAAAGAGAAAAATTCTTGTTCCTAAATCTTCAATTATTGGTATAATTGAAACTCAATTTACCTCATTAATGCAAGCAAAGTAATATGAAAGATGAAAACTCTAGCGGGAGAACTTCAGGAGAAGGTTCTTTCTCTCCATATGATTATGTTTTAAAAGAACTCAAGCTGATTAATGCTTTGGGGACAAATGTTGATATTGATTTTTTGTTTCGTGAGATTAACATTTATGAGGATCTTTTTAGTAATGTGTTAAGTGGAGACATGATCATCTCTGACTCCACTAATCTCTTCAACACATTAAACATGCACGGAAATGAGTTCATCTCAATTGCATTCAGCAGTCCAGGAATGCAAAAATATCAAAAGATCTTTAGAATCTATAAGGTTAGTGATTACAGTTTACGTGGAACTTCAAACGCAACCTTTAAAATACACTTTTGCTCTGAAGAGTTTTTATTAAATCAACAATATTATATCTCTAAATCATTTAAAGAGACAAAATTATCTGATATTGTAAGAATCATTGCAACAGGATTTCTTAGAATTCCAAAGGAAAAAATAAATTCTGCAAGCATAGAAGAAACAAGTTTACTATTAAATACTGAAAGAAATCCACTTATTGTACCAAATTTAAAACCATTTGAAGCAATTAATTGGATTTCATCCTTCGCTTTGAGTCGAGATGATCTCTCGCCTGGATTTTATTTTTATGAGAACATAGATGGATTTAATTTTAGATCATTGACAAGTCTCTATTCAAAGGCATCTAAAAAAACAATAACCTATGCGCCTAAAAATAATAATCCAAGAGAATCAATTGGATTCAAACAAGACACTTTAGATGAAATGGAATACAAGCAAGTATTTGATGTGCTTGATAATATTAATAATGGTGCATATGCATCAGAACTATTAAAACTCGATTTACTAAATCGAACAGCTGAATATGAACAATTCGGAGTTAATTCTTCATCATTTAGAATGTTAAATCAATATTTACCATATAGTCTTGCAAAAAATAGATTGGGTAACTCTCTCAATCAAGCGTCGGCTTATGTCAGGATGTTTCCAAAATTTCAAGACAATCTAACATCAAAATGGTTATTGGTTAGAGCTGCAAGATTAGCAATGTTGAATAGCACAAAATTGCATGTTGATCTACCTGGCGACAGTTCAATGTCTGTTGGTGATATTTTAAATGTCAGAGTTCCTAAACCAGATGCTCAAACAAATGAAGGAAGCATTACATTTGATCCGTTAATGTCAGGAAATTATTTAATCACTGGATTAAGGCATAGAATTCTTGATGATAAATATTTTTGTCATCTGCAATTATGCAAAGATTCAACAGGAATGAATTTAAATTATACTCCACCGTTTAATTCTGCGTGGAATTTGGTGATCAACTCATGAAACTTAGAAAGAATTTTATTGGTCAAGACGGATTTCAGTGGTGGGTTGGTGTGGTTGAAGATCGCAATGACCCAGAAAGAGTCGGTCGTTGTAGAGTTAGAATTTTCGGAATTCATACCGATGATTTAAGTTTAATTCCAACTGAAGATCTTCCTTGGGCAATTCCTGTTTATTCTGTAAACAATAACGACACATTTTCTGCTCCAAAAGAAGGTGAGTATGTTGTCGGCTTTTTCTTAGATGGATCATTTTGTCAGGCTCCAGCAATACTTGGTGTTCTTCCTGGATTTAATAAACAAAGTCCTCCCGATGCAAGAGGATTTGGTGATGTAAGAAATCCATCACAAATAAGAAGTTCTCCCAAAAAACCAGTAGCCATTGATTATCCTGAATCAAGAACAGGAAATCCATCAGTTGTATTGAGTGGAAACATTATCAATGATGGTATTGGAATTGTTGATATAGTGCTTGATCAAGTTAAGTTACATGTTCCTCTTTCATTAACAGCAAAACAATCGCTAGTAAATCCAAGTCAATATTACATAGGATATAATCACAGATTTACTGAACAAGAATTAAAACAAGGGTTTGTATCACTATCGCATGTATCGCATGCAAGACATGCACATCAGAGTATTGAGGGTGTTCAGATATCTGGACTAAATGGTTCAGGCACAGAATTAACAGCATCTCAAGCGAGAATACTGGTTGAGATCGATGTTAGAATAGCAATTGATAGAGCAAAAAATTCTATTGGTGCTGGTACTTGGGATTCTTTAAATATTGCGCAGCAATCTGGTCTTGCTTTACATGCGTATCATTTAGGCACTGAAACAGACTTTGAAAAGTCTGGAGTTCGATCAGCAATCACTTCTGGTGATTTAGTAAAAGCAACGCAGCTGATTGGAGCAGAATTAGTTAGATCAGAATCAGGAAAATATTTAAAAAGCGAAGATACACTTTCTCATATTGCTGCAAACTTATTTAAATCTATACCAAAATCATTGCTTGCAGCACAAGCTGAAGTAGCAAAGCAAACGCCAAGTAATGCTGCTGGTGCTGGTATTGGAATTAGAGTGTTGGAATCAGATTTGTCATCAGATACTGACGCAAAATCAATCAAATATCCTGCACCAGAAGATCTCAATAAATCATCTATCAATGATTTTGCAACACTAGAAGAAAAGACTCTTATACAGCAATTTAAAGAAAAATCATCAGTCATAGCAATTGGTGCAAATGGAGAATCATGGTCAGAACCGTCGCCTGCATACTCTGCTGAATATCCATATAACAAAGCAAGGGAAACAGAATCTGGACACTCGTTTGAAATGGATGATACACCTGGAGTTGAGCGTGTTCATTTAGCGCATCGTGCTGGAAGTTTTATTGAGTTTTATCCAAGCGGAACAAAGATCGAAAAGATTGTAAAAAACAACTATCGCATTGTGATGAGTGATGATCATCTTTATGTTGCTGGTAGAGTAAACGTCGTTCTAGAATCTAATGCGAATATCAAAGTTGTTGGTGATTGTTATCTTCAAGTAGAGAATAATCTTGAAACGAAAGTCAGCGGAAGCATGAATGTTTCTATCTCTGAAGCATTTAACTTGAAAGCGAATACACTAAATTTCGATATTGCAAATACATCGACCATCGCAGCCAACAATCAATACATAACAATCAAAGACAAGTTATTAATTAATTCGAATACATCTAACATCTCAACAAGTAATACGCTCACCCTACATTCGAATGCGAATCAGTATTTCATCTCAATCGGAACAACGCACCATAAGTCAAACGGAATCATGATTGAGTCTTCTCAGAATGCATCCATTAATGCAACTGGAACTGGGTATTTCACTTCCTCTGGTTTGTTACATCTAAATGGAAGTTCAGCAAGAATAACTGGATCAACAGTTGATGTATATGGCACGCTTAATGCTGGCTCAACAAATATGACAGCAACTGGCGCTGACTCAAATGGAGACTCTCATGTGTTAACAGTTGCTGGTTCTGGTGCAACGTCAGCATTGATTCCAGAGCCTTCGCAGAATAGTAATACAGCCATCAGCGCGAAACAAGTAAACGACATGTATTATGTTGATCAGCCATATATTGACATTGTAGAACTTGGTACTCGTAAAAATAAGATTATCACAGACATTTCTAACTCATATAATATTGATCTTGATACTGCTGGACTACTAGTTCATGAGATATTAAATGCAGCTGCTGGTGACACGAAACGGAAAAGATCTCATCTTGGAGATCCTGTTAAAAAAGGAACTCCAACTAATGCGCAAAAATATCTTGAATCTGATAGAATTGTGAAACTTCGCGATTCAATCAATGAAGAGAATAACGCATCTTTAAGAAAATATTATGCCAACTTCGAGGCATATCCTTCTGGATTTACGAATGTGAAACGATTTATAGCACCAGCGCCAAAATCTGGTTCTGATATCATTTTTGATGATATTGTTGGGGAAAGTTTAATTATCATTAACGATACTGCAGATATTAAGGCATGGCTCGATAAACAGTTAATGTTAGCTGCTAATGGATACTGGAGAGAAACTGGCATTGAAGTTTCTAGAAGAATACAGCCATCTAACCCAAACATTGTGGATTTATGGTCTAATCTCGGATTCACGCGAGAGTATTGGACGTTGAGCGATCAAACACCATGGTCAATGGCATTTGTCAATTATGGATTAAAACAAAACGGATATCGATACGTTCAAACACCAAATCCGAAAGACCTTGAAATTCGTTTAGAGGACTATAGATTTACACGTGTTTCTGCAGCAGAAGCCAAACCTGGTGATGTTGTTTTGTGGGCTAACGATCACGCTAATTTTGTTTACGAAAATAACAATGGAATTTTATCATTTGTGGGCGGTTCACAGCCGCCAGCTGCAGTTGAGAATATAAACGACGGTCGTATTGGTGACGTTTCTATTGTCGGAGATGGTGGAAGTTCAATTTCCGCTATTCTTCGTCCTTCTAGAACCTAAATAGCGATTAGAGGAACCATAAATGGCAAGAACTGCACGTGTATATTCAGATTTAGATCTAAATTTCACAAAACATCCAGTTACAAAGGACGTTGCGTTAAAGACTAACGAATATGCAGTCATCGGCGCAGTTAGAAATATCGTTATGACTAACTTTGGAGAGAGAAGATTTACTCCAAGGTTTGGGGGAGATGTATTGTCTCAGCTCTTCGAACCACTCGATGATATGACTGCATTAAATATAAAACAAGAAATTATGACTTGCATCTCTAACTATGAGCCGAGAGTTAAACTTGACGTCGTCGATGTAGTTCCGAATTTTTCAGCTGATGGATTTGACGTAACAATTCGTTTTTATCTACTCAATTCAATAAGACCAATTACAACAGCATTGTTTCTGCAAAGGTTAAGATAAAATGGCAAATGTAGAAAGTAAACTCGTAATATCTGAACCAGACTTCTTTGCGATTAAGACAAGTCTAAAGAACTTTTTAAGATCACAAACAACATTTGCAGACTACGATTTCGAAGGATCAACTTTATCGCAGTTGATAGATTTACTTGCATATAATACGCATTATCTATCATTCTATATGAACATGGTAGCGAATGAGTCATTTTTAGATACAGCTGCATTAAGAGATTCAGTTGTTTCTCATGCAAAGATGCTCGGATATACTCCAAGTTCAGTTAGAAGCGCTCGCGCATCTATAGATCTAACCTTCACTTTGGCTAACAATCCAAGTATTTCTTCATTGACCTCATTAACACTTCCGAAGTTTACCAAATTTGCTTCATCAGCAATTGATGGGGTGAACTATACCTTCGTCACTTTGGACGAGATGACAGTCTCAAAGTCTGCAAATGCATTCACGTTTAGCGATGTAAGCATCTATGAGGGTACTCCAGTTTCTCAGGTATTTGTTTATAACGAACAATTAAATCCACTCCAAGAATTTAAATTATTAGATAAGAATATTGATACATCAACATTAGAAGTTATTGTTCAAACCTCATCATTAGATTTAACACAGCAAACCTTTACACTTGCTACAGACGCAACAGAAGTAACACAAACAAGTAAGGTTTATTTCCTAGATGAAATTACAAATTCGAATTACAAAATTTATTTCGGCGATGACATACTAGGTCAAAAACTTTCTGATGGTAATATGGTTGTAATTAGTTATGTTGTAAGCAATGGAGCAGCTGCAAATAAAGCAACATCTTTTAAATTATTAGATCCTGTTGCTGGACTAACACAAGGAACAGTTACTATTGAACAAGTTGCCTCTGGTGGTAGCGGAATTGAATCAATAGAAACAATTAAAGCACTTGCACCAAAAACATTTGCTAGCAGAAATCGTGCAGTAACCAAAAATGATTATATTGCACTTATTCAAGATAGATACCCAGCATTTGAAGCAGTAAATGTTTGGGGTGGAGAAGAAAACATTCCACCTGTATATGGTAAGGTGTTTATTTCAGCAAAACCTTCTGCTGGATACCAAATTTCAAGAACAGAAAAAGAATATATTATTAGTACAGTCGTTGATCCAATTAGTATTCTGACAGTAACGCCAGAATTTGTTGATCCTGATTTTAATTATTTAAATTTAAATATTAAGGCAACATATGATCCTACTGCCACATCATTAACACCTGGTGAAATTTCAACGTTGATCAGAAATAAAGTTAACAATTATGCTAACACATATCTTGATCAATTTAATTCTTTCTTTAAAATTTCAAGATTAATGCATGAAGTTGATATGGCGCATCCATCAGTATTGAGCAACAATATTGATGTTAAGATCGAGAAACGATTGATTCCTGTTCTTGGTGTTTCAAGAAATTATGTAATTAAATTCTATACAGAATTAAAGCGATCAACAGGTCCAGATAGAATTACTTCTAGCCCAGCATATACTGCATACGATAATGAGGGTGTTTTGCGTGAATTCTTCTTCGAAGAGGTTCCGCTCTCATCAACTGGTATCTCATCAGTTCAAGTTGTTCTTACAGGAGCAAATATCACTTCAACACCTAGACTCGTTGTTGAGGGTGATGGTGTTGGCGCAAGAGTAAGTGCAGTGGTAACAAATGGAAAGATCACAGCAGTTAATATTGATGACACTGGTTCTGATTATGCAACAGCAGCGATCAAAGCATACGATGAAGATGACAATCTAATTCCAAATGTGTTATTAAGACCAATCATTGAAAATACAACTGGTAAGTTGAGATCATATTATTTCGATAACAATAATATTAAAGTTGTTTACTCTTCTACTGCTGGCGTCATCGATTATATTAATGGTACAATTACACTAACTCAATTTTTACCAATTGATGTCAGAGATACATTTAAAACAATTAAGTTTTTTGCGACTCCAAAGAATACATTGTTTAGTTCTGCAAGAAACACAATCATCACATTAGATGTTGATAACCAAGCACAAGTTACAATAGATGTACAGAAAGTAAGCTGATATGTCAAGTCTGAATAGAATATCAACACTTGTTAATTCTCAATTGCCTGAGTTCATTCGCTCAGACTATCCAGTATTCGTTGAATTTCTAGAAAAGTATTATGAATTTCTAGAACAGCCTGGAAATCCAACTTATGAGATTAAAACATTCTCAAATAATCATAATATTGATTTAACACGAGAAAGTTTATTAAAATACTTTCGTGAGAAAATTTTACCATCTTTCCCAGAAGAATCAGAATTAAGCACAGAAAGAATTATTAAGGCATCTCGTGATTTTTATGCTAAAAAAGGCACGTCTGATTCTTTCAAGTTTTTGTTTCATGTCCTTTATGACAAAGACATAGAAATATTTTTCCCAAAATTAAGAATTCTAAGAGCATCTGATGGTAAGTGGGTATTGCCGCAAGCATTTAGATTGATTGCTCCAGAAAATTCAACACTTGATTTATCGCTACTTCGTGGAAGAAAGGGTATCGGTTCTGTTTCAAGATCAACTTGTGTCATTGAACGAGCCTATTACACAAGAGACTTATCTTCAGGGCAGCAAATATATGAAGTATATGTTTCTGGCGTTACTCGCCCATTCGTCAATGGAGAGGAATTAGAAGTTGATTATGTAAGTGGAACAACCACACTCACCTTTTCGCATACTATTATCGGAAGTCTTTCCAATATTAAGATCAATCCGAGAAGAAGAGGCAGAAGATATAAAGTTGGTGATCCAGTTGTTATTAATGGTGGATTAGATCCAGACTTATCAGGCACATCAAAACAAAAAGCAATCGCTACAGTTAAAACTGTAACAACCGCAAGTATTGATTCAACAACAATTGTTCGTCGTGGATATGGATTTAGAGTAAACCCCAACTCATATATTGATGTTATTACAACGAATCCTCTAACGGGAGAGGCAGACGGAACTGGTGATGGTTCTGCTGCAAATCTAATCGTAACATCTATTGACACAACATCAAATATTACAGTTAATCTTGGATTAGATGCTATTATCTATTCAGCAAATTTAACAATCAACAATAATCATTATGATTTGACTAACACTTCTCCAGAGTTAACATTTAATGCAGCATCATCTGGAAATACACAGACTGCAATAAACATTGCAAACTTCTCAGAAATATCAACAACTAATGATTATTATAATTCATGCATAATTAGAATTATATCTGGAACAGGATCTAATGGAAGTGGGTCGAACATTAATGCTGCTGTAATTGCAGATTTTACTGGCGCAAATTCTGTTGTAAATTTAAATGCAAACACATCATTGATCGGAACTGTTAATGTTTCTGGTATTGATGTTGTTGGAAACACATCTCATCCAAATGTTACCTTCTTTACAGAGGGCGCAGAAGGTTTTTACACTTATCTCACGGCAGGAAAAACAATTGAGGTGAATGGTGAAATTCGAACAATCGCAACTGTTACAAATAACTATCATTTGACTGTGACTTCTGCCTTTACAAATCCTGCAACGAATAAAAAGATAAATGCCAATTCAACACTCACAGTTGCACCTGATGAGACTAGCGTTCTTCAAATTACATCTGGATTAGATACATTCTTGTATAGTGCGATGTCATTCGAGCAAATGAATGTAAATCCTATCCTTACAGTAAGAATTGTTTCTGGTGGATCTAACTTTGGATCTGAACCACCAGCAACATTGAATGTCGTTTCTCTTTATGAGAGTGACTATTCTTCAGAGGGATTTCAAACACTTAATCCTGGACAAGTTACTAACTATGATCCAGATGCTGCAACGGTTGTGCTCTCATTCACAGGAGCATCTACACAAAATGATTGGTACAATGGAAGAAGGTTAAAACTTGGAACTCAATTTAGAACCATCACAGATTATGATGGTGCAACAAAAACTGCATACCTAAACAGAAAATTTGAAACGGATATAACTTCTGGAAGTATTTTAACCAAGACTTTGAGAATTGATAATCGTCCTGGAATTCTTGGAATGGGTATCGTTGCTAACGTTGAAATTTTAAATGGTGGTAGTGGTTATGTTCCAGGAGAAACATTGAATTTCAGCGAATCTGGAGTTGGTGCAGCTGCAACTGTTGCAACTGTTGGTGGTGGCGGAATCATCACTGGAATATCAATTTCAAATCGCGGAGAAGGTTATCCAAAAGCACCAGTTATAACGGTCAACTCAGCAGGTGGTTCAGGCGCAAATCTAAAAGCCTATTTGGTTGGTGATGGTGAGGACATAACTGCAACTGCAACAACTCTCGGAGAAATCATCGATTTCAATCTCTCAAGTCGTGGCGCAGGTTATATTGGCACACCAAATGTTTCGTTAAAGATTTATGATCTAAAATTGTCATCAAATAGCAATACAGTAAATGTCACTGCTATAACTGAGAACGATGTTGTGTATCAGGGAACTGATCTGGCAAATGCAACGTTTAGAGCAACAGTTGATCAGCAGCTCTCATCAAATACGATTATTCGTGTGTTTAATTATTCTGGAACACCAAACGTTGCAAACAATCCACTTAGATTGGCTCGAGCAAATTTAAGTGGAGCATTTGTAAATGTTCACACAACTGGAATAAATCTTGAATCAACGACAATAAATGGATTCGCGTATCCAAGAACTTATGGAAATGGAAAGGCGAAGGCAAATGCTGAGTTCTTAAATGGATTGATTCGATATGACGGATTCTATCTAAACACAGATGGATTCCCAAGTTCAGATAAAAGACTTCAAGATAGTGAGAGATATCACAACTTCTCATATGAACTTGTGTCAGAAGAAAGTTATGATCATTATGCGAAAACTATTCTGGATGTTGCACACCCAGCTGGAACGAAATTATTACCAACTCATGTCATCCCAGAAAATTATACCGCAACCTTGCCAAGAATTTTGACGCCTTCTGGAGTTGCTAATTTAAACGTCCACACAATGATCATCGCAACCAATACATTGATTGGTAATTGTTCTGTTGGATCTGAGTCCAATAATGTGACTGGCGCTTCTGAGAATTTTGATACGTTGGCAAACGTTGGTGATTTAATTGTTATCAATTCTGCAAATACATACAGATCATTCGTCAAAACGATCACCTCAATCGCTAATAATAACTCACTAAATATTGAGAGTTCTTGTGTTTTCGTTGGAGAAGGAAAGGCTAAAATTACTAATGGCAGCTCTGTCATAGTGATTGCTGGCAACACCAATTCAATATCAACATTCATATCAACATCCGACAAGATTAGAATTAATGTTGATGGAACAGTGCTCACCAAGACTATAAGCAGTATATCTGGTAACTCAATCACTCTAAATAGTAACACTGGTATTACGAATACAACAAACCTTACGATCGATACATCTAATCCGATGAACTACGGAAAGGCTACTGTTCCAGCTCTTGTTTATCAGGTTATTCCAGACTTTAGTAGTGTTGAGTATAAGATTATAAGGACTTCATGAGGAATTAAGATGGCGTCATTATTTACTCGAAACTTCGGAATTTTTAATGCAAACACATTTGAATATGCGATTGCTTCGGGTTTACACAAACTCTATATGACGATTGGTCGACCACAAGAATGGTCTAATACAGCTGATTATGCATTGGCTGGAAACGACGCTATTGCAACTCCAGTCGACACATCCAATACATTTTATGGTATCTGGAATGATATGATTGCAATGAAGAGAGTGACTGCATCTGATCTTTGCAAAGTTATTCCACGAGTCGATTGGGCGAACGGAACTACTTATTTCGAATACACACAGGATGCAAATATATTTGCAAGAGCTAACACAGCCAATATCGCATATGATAATAAGTTCTATGTTCGAACAACTAAAGATCAAGTCTTTAAATGCTTGTTCAACAATTCGAATGCATCATCCACGATTATGCCAGAGATCGATATTGGTGGGCAACTCCCTGAAAATGCGTTTATTGAGACCTCAGATGGTTATAAATGGAAATACATGTATACCATTCCCTCAGGTCTAAAACAAAAGTTTTTTACTACGGATTATATGCCGATTGCAGAGGAAGATATCGTAACTAATAGCGCTCAAAACGGTCGAATCGACATTCTTAAGATTGCTAATACTGGTGCTGGATTTAATGCGAACACGAATAATAACTTCTTAGATATTATAACGATTTCTGGAAATGGAACCGACGCGAACATTAGAGCAAACGCATACTCTACCGCTGCTAACGGCGCAAATATTACTGGGTTTACGATTATTTCTGGTGGTAATAACTATACGAGAGCAGTAGTTTCTATCGTAGATCCGAACAAGATCCCAGGAACTGCAAACGCCAACGTTGTTGCGATAATTGGTCCTCCAGGTGGACACGGATCAGATGTTGCCAGCGAACTTGGTGCATCTACTCTAATGATAAGTTCCACAATTGAAGGAACGGAAGATGAGACTATACCAGCTGTTTCTGGTGGGCAGAACCGATTTAGACAAGTTGCATTAATGCAAAATCCTCTATTGTCATCTGGTTCAGTTGCAACAGATAGTGTTTATAGAACCACAACTAAATATTTCGTATCTGCCACTAGCGGCGTCTTTCAGAATAGAGAACAAATCTATTCTGGTGCTTCTTTGGCGAGTGCTAATTTGACTGCAGTAATTGAACATTATGATAGTGGTAATAATGTACTTTATATCAATAACGTGTTGAATTTATCAAATATCAACGTTGACAATACCTTTTCGATTACTGGTGCAAATTCAGCAGCCACTGCTCAAGTAACCTCGTATGAAAATTCTTTGGTTGACTTGTATAGCGGTGATTTGTTGTATGTACAGAATAGTGCTTATATAACGCGAGATCCAACAGAACATCAACAAGTTAAGATTGTACTTAGATTTTAGGAACATAACCCATGGCAATAGATTACAATGTAGAACCGTTTTATGACGATTTTGAGGCAGAAAATGGCGCTAAAGAACAAAACTATATGCGCATTTTGTTCCGTCCTGGTTATGCTGTTCAGGCTCGTGAACTTACTCAAATTCAGAGTATCATTCAAAATCAAATTAAACAATTTGGCGATCACATCTTTAAAAATGGATCACCAGTTTATGGCGGTCACATAACTTATGATCTAAATGTTCCTTCTGTAAAATTACAAACAGCATATAACGGTGTTGACGTTGACCTAGATGATTATGCAAATGGCGTAATCAAAAACGTTGCTGGTACTTCGAAGGTTAGAGCAAGAGTAATTGCGACTGACGAAACTCAAACTTATCCAACTCTCATGTTAAAGTATTTGAGAGGAACAAGATTTGCAAACAACGAAGTAATCTCAACTCTATCAGGAACAAGCGAAGCAAAGACACTTGCTTCTAATGCGATCTCTACTGGCTCTGTTGCAACAATTCAACCTGGAGTGTTCTATGTTGATGGATACTTCATTCAAGTTGAAGAGCAATCAATCGTACTTGATCCATACTCAAATACAGCCAATGCTAAAATTGGTCTCGAGATTGAAGAAGAAACAGTTGATGAAAGCGCAGATGCCAATTTGTTAGATCCAGCTCAGGGATCATTTAATTATCAAGCACCTGGTGCACACAGATACCAAGTTCGCCTAAATTTGGCAAAAAGAACACTATCATCTGTTGACGATACAAAGTTCTTTGAACTTCTTCGTATTGAAAATGGCGTCATTACAAAACAAGTCAAGTATCCAATTTATTCTGAACTTGAAAAAACACTTGCTCGTAGAACATACGATGAATCTGGCGATTACACAGTAAGCCCATTTAAAATCTCTTTTGCTGCAAATACTGTTAATGATGATTACTTCCATGCAATCATTGAGCCAGGAAAGGCATATGTCAAAGGATTTGAATACGATGCAATCGGTCCGCAAAAGATAAACATTGAAAAGGCTAGAACAAAACAAACAGCAAATAATTTTGATTTGTCTTTAGAATACGGCAACTATCTTTATGCAAACTCAGTTGTTGGCTCAGCAAATGGATTTGCAAACACTCTAAGTGTTCCAACGCTTGAATTGCACTGCGTTCCAAAATCAAACATTAATACAACAGGAAGCGTTGGTTACAATACAACTTACATGGGATCTGCGAAGTTAAAGCACATTACTCGCAACTCTGGATCAGAATATATTGTTTATTTGAGTGATATTCTTCTAAATTCAAATACAGTAACTGTTGCTAACAGCTCAACAAATATTAATACTGTTGTGTTTCCAGTTGCATATTCAAATTTAAGTGAAGCATATACAAACGTTTCAGTTAGAGTTATTAGCGGTGGTGCAAGTAATGCTGCAGCTGGAGATGTTCGAACAATTGTTCGATACGATGGTCCAACTAGAACAGCATTTTTAGATAGAAATCTTACTTCTACAATATTGTCGACAAATACTGTTGCATTAGTTTATAGTTCTAAAGATATCGATTCATTGGTTGAAGTTGTTTCGAATAAAGCAGCATTTAATGTTTCAATGAATGTGTCCAACAATAGTAAAGATACAATCGGTGGAACAATACTATACGATTCAAATAGAAAAACACTCGTATTCTCATTACCTGATCCGCAGGTTGATGATGGATCGATCGACGATGCTGATTATGTAACAAATAAGTTCATACAAAATCAGGCTTTCGCTCTTTCTGGTGGTAACTATACAGCATCAATTACGTTATCTGGAAATGAAACGTTAGATTATGGAACAAACTCTCAGAATCTATCATCAGCAGTTATCAGTCAAAATATTATTCTTGTTGTTCGTTCAGTTGGTACTGCAACTGGTGTAAGTGTTGGTGATATTATTACTCCAGCAAATGTTGCTCGATTGTCTGCAACATCACTCACAGTTTATTCTGGATTGAATGGAACATTTAATGGCGATCTTTACGTTCGCGTTAAGATGGATAATTCAGAAGATAGCAATCTAAGAACAAAAACACGAATTGGTAACACATCAAATACAACGCTTACATCAACTGCTGCTTATGGACAAGGATCATCAGTAACTGGATGCACTAGTGTGTATATCGATACTGCAGTTGCAAACGGTCGCGTGTGGTTTACTGATCCAAGCGTGATCAATAAAACGCCTGGTGGAAATACCTCGTTGTTTATTCCTGATGTGTACAAACTTATTCGAGTTTACGATTCTGGAAATGCAAGCGTTGCTGTCACAAGCACAAATGCAATTGATATTACACAAAGTTTCTATCTTGACTCTGGACAAACTTCAGAGTATTATGATCACTCTAAGATCGTATTGAAACCTGGAAGAAATGCTCCACGTGGTCAAACGGTTGTTCTATTTGAAGCATATCAACATAGTACGACAACTGGATACTTTAACGTTGATTCATACCCAACAGCACAGTACACAGATGGAGAAATTCCTGTGTTTAAATCTACTGATGGAATGCAATATTCTCTCAGAGACTCTATTGACTTCAGACCAACAAGAACTGCTGGTACAACAGCAAATACTTACTTTGGTGCAAAAATTCCATTGCCTTATGAGCCAATGGAATTGTCATATCAATATTATATACCAAGAAGAGATAAGATCGTTCTTACTTCTTCAAAAGAATTGAAAGTTATTAATGGTATTCCAAATAAGAATCCAAAATATCCATCTGATCAATCAGATGCGATGACATTATTCACAATTGATATTCCTGCTTATACTGCATCACATAAGTACGTTGCAGCAAAAGCATTGGATCATAAACGATATACAATGCGTGATATCGGAAAACTTGAACAACGCATTAAGAATGTTGAGTATTATTCTGCATTAAGCATGGCTGAGAAGAAGGCTAAAGATTCAGCAATTCTTTATGAAGATAATGCAACAGAAAAAGAAAAGTATGGTATGGTTGTCGACAACTTCACTGGATTCGATGTTGCTGATACAAAGAGTAGAGATTTTGTTTGCTCTGTCGATGAAGGCAAATTAAGACCATACACTAAAACAACAAACTTTAATCTTGTTCCAAGTGATCGATCATTTACTGCTCCAGATTATTCAAATATGCCTAAAAAGTGCGTTTGGACAATTCCACCTGGTGAAAAGATTATTAATAATCAAACAGCTGCAACTAAAAATGTCGCTGTGATTCCATCAGTGCTTTCTGGTAAGTTTGAGGGAGATGTAAATCTCTTCCCATCAACAGATCATTACTTCTCAGTTGTGATTCCACCTGTGTTGAATTCACCTGAGATTAAGATCCTCCCACCAGAACCACCACCACAGTACGTGCCACCACCTGTTCCAATTTGTGTGCTACCAACTCCAATATTACCAGAACCAACGCCACCAGATGTGTATGCACCTGTTGTGAGCCCAGTGATGCCGCCGATTATTCCACCACCTGCACCACCTGCACCAGTAGTGTTTGATCCGCCAGCACCACCACCATACATTGCACCTCCGCCTCCTGTTGCGGCACCACCACCATATCCACAAGTAATACCTGAGGTTCGCCCATTCCCAGATCCAGATCTTATTGGACAACTTTTAGTATTGCCACAACCTCCAGCTCCACCAGTTGTTCCAGTTCCAGCACCAATCTTTATTCCTGGATATGGAGAGATTACAATTCCAGAAATTGTTCCTCCACCATTGGAAATTATTCCTCCAGATATAACTGGTGTTGCGCCAATCGTTTCTGTCATTGACACATGGTATGGTCAGGAATTAAAACAAGGATTTAGTGAAGGCGTCGGTGGCGGTGGAGGAATGAGAGATTTTGAATTCGGCGATCGGATGATGCTAAATTAATAACGAGGAAATTTTACATGTCTTTACCTTCCAGATACATTTATGAACCTTCTCAAATTGTTCAATTTGAGGGTGGGACAATTTCCACTGCTGATCTACAGCTCAAATTTCTTGACGAAGATATTAATTCTTCAAGTAAAGAAGATGATGCAAGAAAAATTCAATATACTCGATTTATGCGAAATCAGGAAATCACCGTTATTTCAAAAGGCTTGTGTCCTGATTTAAATGCAAATATATTCTTCGATAAAACAGATGTCAAGGCTTTCACACAAAAGCCAAATAGACTTACTGTCACCAGCATGGCAACACCATTCTTTCAAGATGAAGAAATTATTAACTCAAATACGAATGCATTTGCTCGAGTAATTACAACATCAAATAACTTTGTATATCTAAATGAAAACTTTATTAGTTTGAACATTGCTCCATATGCTGCAAATACTCTTGCCACAAATACATTATATGAAGATGATGTTGTATATCAAACTGCAGGCAACACAATGTCTGGAACAATAACATTTGCGGGTAGTGTTGAAAGATATGAAAGAACAAGTACAACACATGCATATCTTGTTCTAAAGCCAATCGACGGATCACTTAGAAAATTCTCAGCAAATTCATTATTGTTCTTAAGAGATAATAATTCGTTAAGACTTAATGTTGGTGCAACTCAAACTCCTTACAACAATTTTCCTGTCGGATCAACAATTTATAGTAAACGAGATGTAACTAAAACTGCAACAGTAAGTGCATATGATCATTACTCTGGTATTATTTCTTATGCTGCAAATAGCAATAGCACAAACACTGTTTATGTTTCTGGTAATCTTTCTGGCACAGCTGCGAATACATTTAGAATCACTGCTGGTGTTGGACTTGGTTCTGAAACAACAATTAATGCTGTTTCTGCAAATGGATTTGTATTGACATTAAGTTCAAATATTAGCGTTTCGTCAAACTCAAGATACTCATATGGAAATCATCAAGTTGACGATTATGGTGTTCTAACTGCATTGTTTCATATTCCAGAAGCAGGAAATGCATATTTCCCAGCTGGTCGTCGCCTCTTAACAATCACAGATGCTGCAACAAGTTCCTCTGATGATTATATCATGAGAGCATTTAATTATTATTCTGTTGTTGGAAATCAAGGCTCAACAGCTGATTATGCTCGAATTGCATATGATACTGTTGCTCCATCTAAAGAAGTGGCAATCAATAATCAAGATATTGCAAAGAATAATAAAAAGTTTTTCCCGCTATCACAAACATTCTTTACTCCAGCAACACCAAATACGCACTCGAGTGGCATTTCTAGTGATTTAAACGTATTACAAATTGCTGGTATTGATCTATACTTCGCAGAAAAACCAACAAGTGGAGATTTGCAACTTCCAGTTAAAGTCACAATCAACGAAGTTGAAAATGATCTACCAACACCAAAAATTATTGGTCAAAGCATCGTTGATGCAAAAGACATTAATATATCAACAATTCCAGATCCTGCATCAGCAACAGCTGTAACAACATTTAGATTCTCGCCAGCTGTAATCGTATCTCCATCAAAAGAGTATGCAATTACAGTGACGACATCTTCTCCAGATTATGCACTCTTCACTGCCGAAATTGGTGGTGAAATTCTTGGTACAACTCCTCCAAGAAGAGTCTCTGAACAGCCTTATATTGGCGATTTCTATAAAGCACAAAATGCTTCAAATTGGTCACCAATTCCAAATGAGGATTTGATGTTTAGAGTCAGATATGCAAACTGGGCAACTTCGACATCTAATACAATCACATTCGTTCCAGAAAATCTATTATCGAATATCAACGTTGATTCAATTTTGATTCACTCAACTGATTTCAAATTTAAACCAACATCAATCAATTATTCATTTAAATCAACAACAATTGATGATAACTATGATGCTGATTGGCGCAGCATAACTCCAGGAAAGTTTTATAACTTCAGTGGCGATTTAGCAACTGACATTAAAACTTCTGCTGATGCGCGCCGAAGAAGAGTTGTTGCAGGAAACAATGAATCTTTTGTTGTTCAGGCTGAACTCTCAACATCTGATGAAAATATTGCACCAGCTCTTGATATTGAAAGACTTGGCGCAGTTGCAACTGAATACATGATTAATGATGCTGGTATTTCTGCCTCTGATATTACATTTACTAATTTGGGTCGACATCAAAATGTTTCAAATATTACAGTTACATTCTCGGCTCCAGATAGAGCTGATGGTGAGACAGCAACTGCGAATATTATTGCTCTTGTAAATGCAACATCAAATATCGCAAATACGTTTACAGGTTATACTGGAAACGTTTCCATGATCTTGATAACCAATCCAGGTTCTGGCTATTATAATGCTCCAACAATTACAATATCAGAACCAGGAAGCAGTGATAATGCGACAGCAACTATCTCTGGCGAAAATGGTACTTCTGGTGGTAATTGCAGAGCCAAGTATGTAACGAAAGTTATCACTCTTGCTGATGGATTTGATGCTGGTGATATTCGATTGTTTATGGACTGCAATCGTCCAATTGGAACAGATATTGTTGCATACTACAAAGTCAAATCAGGAGAAGATTCTGACGTCTTTGAGAATAAGAAATGGCAACTAATGTATAAAGTAAATGATAATTTCTCAAAGGATTCAAATCAGATCATTGAACTTGAATTTAGACCAAGTCTTGACGTGAATCGAATTTCATATGTCGAGAATGGTGTTACTTATCCACTAGGTGGAAAGTTTAAATATTATGCTGTTAAGATTGTAATGACATCTAAGAACGCATCAATTGTTCCATATGTTAAAAACTATAGAGCAATCGCGACACCTGCAGGATAATTATTATGTTAGTGAAAGTTAAAGATGCAGAAGGATTGATGAGAGATGTAAATTCACGAGCAATATTGAACGTGAATAAGAATGTCTTATTAAAAGATCAGATGTATCAAGAACAACTCAAAAAAGAAAAGCATATGGAGGCTTCTATAAATAATCTAAAAGATGAGGTTTCCTCCATAAAAAGCGACATTTCGAAAATACTAGAAATGCTCAGTAATCGAGGCGAATAATGGCAAATTCAAATATTTCATATGTTCAATTAGTGAGCACCTTTAATGAGTGGAGAGCAACTACAAACGATCTGATCGAAGATCGTAATATTCTTAGAAACGCTCATTATGTAAAGGATAATGGAACATTTACAATACTTGCAAACGTAAGCAATGTAAATCCACTTCTCACAGTTGGCAATAGTGGAAATGGTAATGTCATTATCGGGAATGTTTTAAATGTCGTTACAGTTAATGCAAATACATTTATTGGAAGAGGCTCTGGAGAAAACCTAGAATCTCTCATACTTACAGTTTATGCAAAAGCCAATGCGGCAGCAAATACGGTTCGTGTTTCTCAAAACAATGGATCAATACTTTCTGCAAATCAACTCAACTTTGTAAACACTTCAACAATCACAATCACAGTCAGTGATTCTGGTAATGGAAATGCAAATATATCTTTTGTTGGTAGTGGCGGAATTTCAAATGTTGCTGTTCTTGCAAATGGTGCTGGAAGCGTAAATGCAAACGGTCTAAACTTTGTCAACACCTCAACTGTAATCGTATCAACAGGTGCCAGCTCAACAGCTGGAAATGCAAATATATCCTTTACTGTTAGCGGTTCAGGATTGACATTGAAATCTGTCAATGAATTTTTGCACACAAATACAAATGTTGATTCAGCAAATACAGTTGATTTAGCAAATGCAAACTGGTTTGCGATGACACTTACTGGATCATCTGGCAATCGTCAATTTACATTTACGAATGCACCTGCTGCAAATGTATTCAGTCATAATATGATCATCATTCAAGATGGATCTGGAGGCAAAACGCCTACTTGGGCGAACACGATTTATTGGGCTGGTGGACAAGTTCCTCCAGCAACAACAACTGCAAGCGCCAAAGATATTTGGACGTTCACAACATATGATGGTGGAACAACATATATTGGAACTCTCAGCGTCAAGAATGCGAGCTAATTTATGCCACGCAGTTTTAGTTTAAATAAAACATGGATTCCTGGTGGTTCCAGAGGAACAACCACATTCAATGCTTCTGGTAATATTAATATTGCCTACGGAAGAAATAAAACCACAGTCTCGGGACAAGCTGGACCAGGAAATCCAGCAAATTATGGTTACAACGTAACACCAGGAACTAGCAATCCAGCAACATATGGATATAATGTAACTCCAGGGAATGTAAACCCGACGGCATATGGATATAATGTGACTCCAGGAACTGGAAATCCACCAACATATGGTTATAATACCAGCGGCGGAAACACAAATCCAGCGAATTATGGGTACAACGTAACTCCAGGGACTGGTAATCCACCAAATTATGGTTACAATACTAGTGGTGGAAATACAAACCCACCAAATTATGGATACAATGCCAGTGGTGGAAATACAAACCCAGTGAACTATGGCTACAACGTAACTCCAGGCAATGTGAATCCTACTGCATATGGATACAATGTCACTCCAGGGAATGTAAACCCAACAGCATATGGATATAATGTAACTCCAGGGAATGTAAACCCAACAGCATATGGATACAATGTCACTCCAGGGAATGTAAACCCAACAGCATATGGATATAATGTTACTCCAGGCAATGTGAATCCTACGGCATATGGATATAATGTTACTCCAGGTAACTCAAATCCAGCGAATTATGGGTACAATGTAACTCCAGGAAACACAAATCCAACTAGTTATGGATATAACTACACGGCAGGATCATATAACGCAAATAATGGACAAGATTTCAACAGAGGATTTGATGAGGGTGGATTCGCTGTTGTTTATAGTGATGGAAATCTATACTTTCAAGATGGATATACCAACTTGAATGCTAATGTTCCAGGATCTGGATTTTCTCCAAACTGCCCACCAGGTCCAGAATATTACTTCGGATATGTTTATGAATTTAGTTTTTATGGATTAATCGGGGTGAACTATTCTTGTTCACCAGGCGGAGCAACATTAAATCCAGATAGTTATGGGTACAATACAACTCCAGGTAACTCAAATCCAGCGAATTATGGGTACAATGTAACTCCAGGAAACACAAATCCAGCGAATTACGGATATAATACCAGCGGCGGAAACACAAATCCAGCGAATTATGGATATAATACTAGTGGTGGAAATACAAACCCACCAAATTATGGATACAATGCCAGCGGCGGAAATACAAACCCACCAAATTATGGATACAATGCCAGCGGCGGAAACACAAATCCAGCGAACTATGGATACAATGCCAGCGGCGGAAACACAAATCCAGCGAACTATGGCTACAACGTAACTCCAGGAAACACAAATCCTACTGCATATGGATACAATGTAACTCCAGGAAACACAAATCCTACTGCATATGGATATAATGTGACTCCAGGAACTGGAAATCCAGCAACATATGGATACAATGTTACTCCAGGAAACACAAATCCAACAGCATATGGTTACAATGTTACTCCAGGAAACACAAATCCAGCGAATTATGGGTACAATGTAACTCCAGGAACAACAAACCCAACAAGTTATGGGTACAATGTAACTCCAGGAACAACAAACCCAACAAGTTATGGGTACAATGTTAGTGGTGGAAATCCTGGCGCACCAACAAACGTTCTTGGTGTTTATTTCCCAGGAGGTGCTGCTGGATCTCCAGCACCATATGTCCCAGAAACTGTAACGAATTATTGGGATTATCCTGATAATGCAAACTATCCTGTCACTGTTCCATCAGGCGGTCAAATCGTTATAAAAATTGAATAAGTTTGATTTTTTTAAATTTACATGTTATACTATGTAAAAATGGAGTTATATTATGCCAAGTTTTCCCAAATATAATCGTCAATTGAGTCAATATTGTGTTGTTGAAAGATATTTCAGCGATGAGGAAGTTGATAAAATTATAGATTTAGAAGAATTACAACAATTCAGTGAAGGAAAGGTGGGGTCTGGTCAAGCAAAGTTAGATAAAAGAGCAAGAGACAGTGAGATCTCTTGGCTCTTTCCATCAAATGATTCTGGTTGGGTCTTCAATAAATTTAATTCTTTGGTTGGAAAAGTGAACTATGATCATTTTATGTTAGACATTGATGGATTTGACAATTTTCAGTATACAAAATACAAAAATAAACAGCATTATAATTGGCATTATGATTTGGATTTAAATTATGCAACATGGGAAAGAAAAATTAGTGCAACAGTGTTATTAACTGATCCTGAAAAGTATGATGGTGGTGAATTTGAAATTGTGCCCAATGGTAATATTGAAGATCCAGTATCATTTAAACCAACAAAAGGATCTGTCATCTTTTTCGCTTCTTGGATGCCGCATAGAGTTGCTCCTGTAAAATCTGGAGTTCGTAAATCTCTTGTTGCTTGGATTATGGGAAAAAGACCATGTTAAAAAATCTTTTTAAAATTTTTGGGAATGACGTCATCGAGTTCTATTGCCATCCAAATTATCAGGATGTGATACCAGAACCAAAGCCTGCAATTAAATATCTTCCAGAGTGGTTCAGAATATTACCACCAGAAAATAAAGAAAGAAAAGATGATTTGTGGAATATTCCACAGATGACTGCAAAAAAATGTTTTCCACTAATAGACGCGATGTCTCTTGGATTTGTGATTCCTCTTTGTGGGGATTTGCAAGTCACAGTCGATGATGATATGACTCAAATTAAAGTTCACAATCCACCTGGAATGAAACTTGCAGAATTTCATGATGTTTCTCAAGTTGGTGGAAAAACTGCACCAGGATTTCCAATGAATCCTGTTAAATTTATAAATCACTGGGTAATTAAAACTGCTCCAGGTTGGTCAACTCTATTCATTCCACCAATTAATCATTTTGATGCTCCATTTACATGTTTGGGTGGGTTAGTAGATACAGATCGATACCCAAAAGAAGTAAATTTCCCAGCGATTTGGAATAGACCTGGCTTTGAGGGTGTGCTTGTGTCAGGAACACCATTGGTCACAGCCATTCCAATTAAACGAAATTCTTTTAATAAAAAACCCAAAATTAAAAAGATGACGAAAGAAGAGTTTACTAAAATAGAAGTGATTGCAAAACAACAAAGAAGTCGTTCTCATGTTTATACTCATGAATTGAGAGTTAAAAAATGAACTTATTTAAATTTTTTAAACGAGAAAATAGTTTCCAGAAAGAGTCAGAATCATTTGATCTTGAGAAAGAAATCAATGATGCATCAAATTCTTCAGTTATCGAAGGTATAAAAAGAAATCAAATTGAATTTGTAGATTCTTCTAAATTAGTTTTTTCGTCTTTACCAATTTCACTTGCTAAAGACATAGATGTTAATTGCAGAAAAAAAATTGAAGAATCTGGTGGAAAATTCACATTTCCAATTTGTCCTGGAATGTTTGATTATTCTAAGTTGGGTTATATTATGCCTGCTTGGACAGATATTCATTTTAAAGCAAATAAAGCAGGTGTAGTTGCATTTTCTGGTGGAGGAAAGAAAAAAACAAATTTTATTCAACCAGTGAGAATGAATCCAGAACTAGTCACTGGATTATTCGATCTTCAAGATGGAATTCCATTATCTCCATATAATCTTGGATCTCCCTGGAAGATTTTTAGTTATGATAAAGATATCTCTGCACTTCTTTTGCCAGCATGGTATCACAGTTCAGTAGAATTTCTAGAAAATTTTTATGTTTATCCAGGAATAGTAGATTATAGCACATTCAATGTATGTAATGTTATTCTAGCACCAAGAAGAAAGATGGAATATACAATCAAGTCTGGAGAGCCTCTTCTACACATCATTCCAATTTATAATAAAAATATTTCTTGTGGATATGGACCACCAACCATTGAGCAAGAAAGTCTGATAAATTATGATCCTGTGTTCCATAGAAATCAATACTACAGGAAAAATCATTCAAGGAAAAAGACGTTCAACCTTGAAGAAACTTCAAAATGAAGATTTTTGTAAGCATCGCATCATACCGAGATCCTCTTTTACCATATACCATCGCGAGTCTATTTGATCGAAAAAGTCAGATGACAGACGTTATCTGTGGAGTTTTCGAGCAAAATGAACTTGAAAATAGTCTCATAACATTGTATCCTGATATATGCGCTCTTCCGAATGTGCGATATAAAAGAATTGATCCACAATATTCTGAGGGTGTGGGTTGGGCTAGGCATATTAATAGTCTGCAGATGGATGATGAAGACTTCTATTATCAAATCGATTCTCATATAGTCTTTGATGATTGTTGGGATCGACAGCTGATTAATGATTATAAGGAAGCTGTCAATTTACAAGGATCGAATAAAGTTATAATCTCATCAAATTGTAAGAATTATAGACTTGTAGAAGGTAAGATCATGCTGGACGAGGACAGGCATTATGCGACCTCTGTCAAGTATTTTCAATTTGACGAGAATCTTTTTTTATCAGCTCATGGAGATTGGGTTGATCCGACTCCTGTTGTAACTCCATCAATTCATATTTTTGCGGGAAATATGTTTACTCATGCAGACTGGGTGAGTAATGTTGGAATCAACCCTTATATGTTTTTTCACGGAGAGGAGCAGGTTCTAACAATGTCTTCTTTCGCTGCAGGATATAGAATTTTTCATGGAAAGCAGATTCCATCATATCATTATAGGTTTGCTGAGAATCACACGAGCAAACAAACATATGAACAAATTGTCTCGAATGATATAATTAACGCGAGAAAGAGTCGATCAAATGCAGAATTCAAAAGATTTATTCGGAATTTAGATGACAAAGTCTTAGAGGAGTATAGACAATACTCTGGGGTTGATTATATAAATAGAAAACTAGAGAATCGCGCCATAACTAGAACTGTTCAACCTTCCATTGAAAATGATTGGGAAATACCCTAATCAGACGAAGTTATAAATAACATAATAGACACCTTGAAACTTCGCTAAATTTTGTTGGTGACGAGCTCGCCACTCGATATCGCAGAGATAGTTTAGTATTGTAATGGAATTGGGTAATAAATAAGTTATTAATAAGAGGCGCAGAATGCCGACTCCATATGCAGAACTTACAGTCGATCAGGGAACAACCTTTGAGACTACTATAGACCTCGTGGGAGATGATGGAGCCGCTATCAATATCGCTGGCTACACTTTTCTCGGTCAAATTCGTAAATCCTACTATTCTTCCAACGTAACTGCGAATCTATCCATCAGCACAGTAAATGTCGCTGGCGGAAACATCATGTTGTCGATGAATTCTTCAACAACAACGAATATTAGAGCTGGACGTTACCTGTATGACGTTAAAATGGTAGATACAGCCAACGTTGTAACACGTGTGGTTGAGGGTGTCCTAACCGTAACGCCACAGGTCTCCAGATAATGAAGATAACGGTTACGAATAATAATCAGATCGGCAAGGTCACATTTGGTAAAATTACTCGTGTTGGCACAATCTCTGCCAACGATATCGTAGACATCGGTCCAGAAGTTTACGATAAGGTTAATGCTGTTTATGCACAAGCAAACGCAGCCTACGCTAGTGCGAATGCTGCAGCGAATACTGTTGCAGTTTATGCAAATGATACGATCGTTATCACCAAAGCGAATATTAATTTTAATAATTCTTCATCGCTTAACGTTGCAGTAACTCCTAATAATATTACTCAAAGAGCTAA